TCTTGAATGGTTCTTTATTGAGCTTAGCAGATGCCTTTTCTTTCGTGAGCTCGTCTTTCTTCATGTAGAACTTATCCATAGCCTTACCTCCCTGATTCGGATCAACGAGGAAAGACCGGGTAAACGGCGCCTGTTCAATGGACTTTGAAGGCTTTGTAGTGCGCTCATATGCTCCAGATTTATCAAGGATGAAGTCAACAGCATCTGTAGCATACTTACCAAGACCGGCAGTCAATCCTTGCAGGGTATTGTCGATCACGCGCGGGGAACTGAAGTTCTTAAATGATCCCTTTCCGCCTGTCAGTTTTTCCACGCCTCCCGCGATAATCCGGGCCGTGGATGTGGTGCGAACCGGGTCATACTGGTCTGAGTACTGTAATCCTTGCTCTGCCCGGGGAATAATGGCGCCCTCTTTGAAAAATGAATAATTGGCCATACCCTCGATCACCGGCAGGATACCTGATATCTGAGAAGGAAGAGATGCGCTTTTGAGTGAACGTCTCACATAACCGTCAAACGCCTCTGGATCTTTATCCAGTGTGTAGGAGAGCGCTTTTTCTGGAAGGTTTGCAAATAATGTCGCCAGATCAAACGGCTTCGGTATCCGGGCTACTGTATCGGTTCCCGGGATTGCCATCAGCCAGAAGGAGTCCTTCATCCAGTCTGAGGCGTTGCTGATGGTGGACTTCTGCGTATCATTGGCATACTTGTGGTTTAAGATGAATATTCCAATTGTCGGAATCGTTACTGATACAACACCTCGCGTAGTAACACCAACCCAGTCGTTTTTAATAGCTCGAATCAGTTTGGATTTACCCTGAATATTGGCATTCATGAAGGCCACAATCTTATTGGCCGGACGAATGCTTGATCCTGCCCGGGCAAAGTCCATCAGATCACGTGAACGGTATGCCGCCTCTTGCTTACTGGCGCCGGAACGTAGTGCTGCCCGATACTCACCGACCTTTGTTGCTGATTCCGTAGTGTCTGAAATAGCTCTCAGTAGTCCGATTAGTGATTTACCATTCACCAAATTGACAAATTTCTTTGAATTCGGCTGCTTCAGCACGGTTTCTAAAGCTTTTTTGTGAACGTCTCGATCCAGGGAAAGTGTATTTCCATAGGCTCCAAGGTTGTCAATCCAGTCTTTGTACAGCGGACCCTTCTTTATCGTCTGTATTAGCCCGGCGCCGAAGTCAGTGATGGGGTTGAATCCACTCTCCGAGACAACGAAGGCGTTGTTAATATCACGGATCGGGTTACGCAGCGCAAACTCTGGTGTCAAAGTAGCCCCGGCACGCAGTAAGCTGGCAGGTTTAGCAAGGATGTTCATCAGCGTGTTGCTGGACTCTTGGTCCAGGTTCATCAGCGCTTTGTACACCTCCGGCTGTACCTCGTACCTAACTTCCTTTCCGTCCACCTTAACCTTGACTACGTTTTTCTCTCCGACTTGCTCCGCGTTGGTAAGTTTACGGAAGAATGTCCCGTTTTCATCAAGTTCAGCAAGCTTCGGAATCTGCTGAGATACTTTGTTTCTTTCTGCCGCGTTGACCGATTGGAAGATGTTCTTCACCATGTTTTCCAGTGGGGCGATAACTTTACGCTCCGACCCTTGCAACGCCTTGATTGGGCTGGTTACATTGGCAAGAGCGCTTGATAGTCCACCGCCAAATCCCACTTTTTCATTGTCCATTTCTCTGAATAACGGGATGTAGTTCTTCCACCGATCACCAAGAACATCATATAGTTCCTTTGATACCACTCCGCTGTCTACCAGTTCCTTCAGCATGTCGCGGTTAACCTTAACCAGTTCCTGCTGTGCGGCATTCATTTCATCAGATCCGAATTCATTCAGAATTGACTTGATTTCTTGATTAGTAAATCCAGATTTATATCCGGCCGCGTTAACATCTTGAGCGTGTTTAGCGAGAGCGTACAGTTCCAGGTCCTCCACGGAGTTACCAGATTGCTCAACCTTTTTGATTACTGATCCAAGTCGATCCTGCACGATTTGGCTTGCCCGTTCAGGTGCACCCTTGAACATTCTAGCAGCCTTATATAGGCTGTCTTCTGCGCTGGCTAACTTTCCACCGCGAACGTTCTTTTCGACTGTCTCCAGGGCCGCTAGATCGTCTGTAGTCTGTGTACGCCATTTTTGCCAGCGCTCTGCAAACGGAGTTGACTTTTTCGGTGCATTACGGCTGATTTTTTCTGCGAATGACGTTGCATCGCCTTCAGGAGCAGCATTGAATTCTGCTGCTGCCTTACCTTCATCACTAGCTAGTCGTTCCTGTCTCCGCAATTCCTCTCGGCTCATCCGCAGGATCTTCTCTGCATGGGGACGTACTTTCTCGCCAAATTCCTTAACCAATTCCTCAGTAAAGTTAGCTGTCTTTATGGTTCCTTTCCCAAGCTTGGAGGCCATGATCACAGCATAATCTGCCCACTCAGGTAACGGATTGGAGTTGAGATTACCTTTGCGCTTAGCAATACGCTCTCTAGCAGCCTGTTCTGCCTCGTCAAGATACGAGTAAACCTTGTCCCTTACATTTGGCTGGTTGACCGCTTGTATGGCTTCCTCAACCTCCTGTACCTCAGTTTTAGATGTGGCATTTAGTGTTTCCGGTTCAGATACTGGAGCCGGTTCCTGTGCCGCAGAAGACTTATTCCCCGCAGTTTCCAGTTCCTTCGAAGATTGCATGGCATAGTCAATATCCTCTTGTGTCCACTCAGATGCTGGCTTACTCAGGATTTCTCTATCACGAGCACTTATGTTTTCTTCAGCAGAATTTGGCTTTGATTCAGGAGCTACAATCTTAGGTTCTTGCGCTGGAACAACAGTCTCCTGTGATGGATTGATGTTCTGTGCGTTCGGAGTGTTTTCTACTGTTGATGCTGGCGCTTCGACTGACGGTGATTCTGAATTAATAGCCTTTCTTGCTGCGCGAACCGCTGCGAACCGATCAAGTACAGGTCGTGCAGCGCCACCAACAAGACCTAATCCCAATCCAGTAGCTCCGCCTATCAAAGCATTTGTAGCAATATCCCGGTTACTGTCTTGCTGATTCATGAGTCCGGCAGCGACATTCTGCGCAGTTCCAGCAACTCCTTCGGTCAAACCAACCCGGGAGATATTGTTAGCCGTGGATGGAGATACCTTTGGAATGATCCTGGATAGTGCATTAGTGACCGCCATACCAGCCTTGGTATTCATCAGTTTACCCGCGGCTTCGTACGGCGCAGCGTTTGGCCCTAAACCAACTGGTGCACCGGTAGGAGTAATAAACGGTGTTACAAACTGATTGATGACGTCTGATACCTTGTCCGCCGCTGCACTACCTGTAGAGTCACGCTGAGTGACACCGGAGTTACCCGCGAATGAGTTGGAAATAAACCGCCCCACAGGATTACCGAATGCTAAGACGTTCATTGCCCTAGATGGGTATTTCAATGCTTCAGGGATATTTGTTTCATCAATAGCCTTGTCCCGGATGTCGTACTCTGTGGAGAGAAAGTTATGAGATGCATCTGCCGGACCTCCACCAGTTTGATTTAATGAACTCGCAGCAGGTAAACGCCCCTGCAATTGTGTCTGCAAGGGCGCTGTAGGAATATTTAGAACTGACGGTGCTGGGAGTTTACCATCAAATGCTTCTGTTTGTTTTTTCTTGGCTTGATCGGCTTTGAAATCTACTGTTTTCTGCTGTACAGGAGTTGTATTGAAACCTTGTACTTGGGAACCCACACCAACTCCGGCCAAGGTATCGCCTAGAATCATCCTTGTTCTTGCTGCTGCCGCTGGATCTGTTGAATCAGTGTCAGTCATTTTTCGATTGCGGACGGCAGAAAACGAACTTTCTTGCTGTTCCTCCTTGGGAGAATAGGTCCGTGACAACACACGCTGTTTAGCCTCTTCACCTCTTTTGCGATTACGAACCGCGTCAAAAGTAGCCATTTCCTCACCGTCCTAATATTTTTTTGATGTAGTTCTTTGTTTCTGTTGGTGCGTATTGCAACCAGTTGCTGCCGTATTTCTTAATGGCCTTGTCTACATTTCCTCCGCCCCAGTTGTAAGCGGCCAGTGTTTTTGACAAGTCATCATTATATTTTGCCATGAGTCCGTTCAGCATTTTTCCGGCCGCATCTACTGCTTGGGATGGGTTAAATGGATCTATACCATACCCTTGCGCTGTCGCTGGCATGAACTGCATCATCCCAGAGGCTCCACTTTTATTCTTTGCATTTGGATTAAATCCAGACTCTGCGTCTGCTACGGCAGATAAAAGTCCGTCTGGAAGGCGAGTGTACTTAGATTGAGCCGACGAAAATAACCCGGCATATGCTGTCGGCACCTTAACGGATGCTACGCCGGGTTTTACTCCCCCGAGTATTGTTTGATTAGTGAATCAATTTCTTTCTTGGTCATGCCAAGTGATAACAAAATTTGATTGGTTTCGGTGTCACTCAGTCCAGAATCGACAACGGATTCGAACATTTGCTTACGCTTCGCCGGGTCGGATGTAATCTTGTCTCCTGTTTTGGTTTGAACTCCGGTATCTGGATCAGTGACATACACAGGTTCGGTGTAAAGACTCTGCATGCTGCTTAATATCTGGTTAGGTGTAAGACCAGATGTAGCTGCGGCTCCAGACTGTTGTGCATCTAATGTCACCCATGCTCTAGCGTTATCATCCTGCGACAGCGCTACCTGGGCTTGTTGATAGGAAGAGGAATCTTCTTGTGCGAGCTTACGAAGAGCATAATCCAGTCCACCTTGCTCCTTGTTGTAGTCAAATGTTTGTTGCCACTGTTTATCTGAGATAGCATCGCGCGCCTTTTGATATTGCATATTCTCAGCGTATTGTTTTTCTGAGGTGTTTTGCTGGCGTGTAGCAAGATCTTGATCGAACTTTTGTCCTTGAGCTGTTGTATCTTGGGCTCTACCAGCCAGTGTACGAATGGATGGAGCTACTTGACTTGCTGTGTTGTAGTTCGTATTCGCACCAAGGTTCGTGATATCCACGCCCATTTGTGAGAGCATTGCTCGAATTCCGGTGGCTTGATTGCTCAGCTTATTGCGATCGGCAGCCGTGATTCCTTTCGCCTCCGCTTTCTGCTTCAGGTCCATGAGCTGTGTGTATAGATTTTGCGCATCTTCACCGCCTGGGAGGTAGCCGGTCATATTCGCCCGGGTGTTGGTGTTGTCGATGCCACGTTGATCCTCACTGAGATAGGAGTTAGCCACTGTTCCAAGGTTGTTGAATTGCTGCTGCTGCTGTGCCAACTGATCTGCATACTTCTGGTAGGCTTGCTGCATCAGCTGCGGCAGGACGGTTGTTTCAACGTTGCCCATTTCCTGAGCACCAATCTCTGCGGACCGATCAGACGTGATAGTGCTGTTCAACAGTCCGCGCCGGTTCATCTCGGCTTCCGTCTGTGCGGTTCCGTCTGCAATGTTTGCTTTTGCCCGGGTCAGCGCTGCTTGATACAGTGGATCGCTGTTAGGATCGTAAGCGAATGGCGTGGCCTGTCTCTGAGCTATAGCCGCCATCTGAGACATGTAATCCGATCCCTGCTGAGCGTTCGTCTTTGGTGCTGCTGGTGTTGTCGTAGCTGACGCGGTAGTTGTGGCTGCTGCGTTTGCTGCCGGCGCTTTATACCCCAACTGCTGCGTTAAATACTTCTGCTGGCCCGTTACGTCCAACCCTTGTTTTTGCCGGTCTGCGATAACCTGAATTGCCCGTTGCTGCTCACTAGCTACATACCCGGGATCATTGTTGATCTTCAACTGATTCTGCACAAGCTTCTTCTTGGCGTCTGCTGTGGCTGTGTTGTAGTCCACTACGCCATTTCCTAAAGTGGTTGCCATGTTGGGCCTCCTTTGCAAATGAAAAAGGACCCCGTTTGGAGTCCTGACAATTTAATCCTATTCATTTTTTACCATTTACTATAAAATGTACTGTCGGGAAGGAGGTGTATACATATGGCACAGACTTTTTCTGAGATTACTAAAGACATCGTCATTGCTGCAATTCAAAATGGATATCTTAATAAAAACAGTTCAGGAATGAGCACAACTGTTGAAACGGCCAATGCGGATAATATTGTGGAAATTCAAAAATTCTACAAAGCCGTGTATGCTGTAGTTAAAGAGTCCGAATCTTAAAATCTTGAAGCATTAACCAGATTTGCAATGGAATTTAGGAGGTCGGGTAGGTTGGGAAATCCAACTACGTGGCCTCCATTTTTTATTCCAATATTAACACAGGTTTGCACGTCCTCACACAATAATTCGATTGTCTTGTGTAATTTTTCTTGTGTTTCTTTTGGCATTTTATTTCCTCCTCATAATGAAAGGACCCCCTAAGGAGTCCTCTGGCCGTTCTATCATTTATTTCAGTGTATCACCCGTAGGCAATACTTTTTAATTATTTTTGCAGCGCGGCGAGTTGGGATTCGAGGTCCGCGAGGTTAGCTTGTTCTTTTGCAAGCAGTGCTTTAGCATTTTCGAGCGTCTGCTTAAATCCTTCGTATCTTTTAGTTTCACTATCTTTGTATTCTTGACTTCCGTTCGGGTTGGACATTACCTCGTCGTAACTTATTTTCACTGATGCTAATTTTTTTTCAGCATATTCTACTCCGTTAGAGTAAGATTCGACATTAGCTTTTGAAATTTCTATTTGAGAATTTAATGTTGTTATTTTTGTCGCCTTATCAGATTCGTCTTGCTGCCGTTGTGCTTCTTTTGCATTCTCTTCAGCCGTAGGAGACGTCAATGTTATAGATTTAGAATCAACCGCGACTTCGAGCTGGTACTCATTTGCGAAAGCACGAACAGGAATGTAACTGGTTCCTTCAATTACAGCAGCTTGACCGATTACCTTGTCGTTCAATTTGACTTCCAATTGATTGTCCACGTCCTTTCCTAGCAGCTTCACAGAAGCACCATATATTTGTGGTGAAAGCGTCAATCCGACACCTATAATAATGCCGATGATAAGTGTTCCTATCTTTTTCATATGATCCGCACCCCAATGTTATATTTTGGGATAAGTATAGCATTTAATTCTGTGCATGTGAATGATTTGGTATCCCGTTCCAGGTAACTGTACCGCCGCCACTTACCATTAAAACAGTTCCGATTGGGATGCCTCCGTTTGCAGATCCTGACGAGGATGTTGATATTCCCTTAGTGGCTTTGGCGTTTAGCGCATCCTGTAATGACACAGTTGACCCAAAATTATAGATTTGCGAAAATGGTACGATTGTTGATCCACTGAGATTTAACTCCAAGTCACCCATAGCATTTAATCGCAAGTCACCACCACTGTTGAAGTTTGTGTCTGTTCCACCCTGGTACAAGAACATATACCCAGTAGGCGACACTATAGAAAGTTGTGGAGATCCTCCCGCCGACCCTACCGGATTAATGGTTAAATAACTTGCCGCTGAAGCATAGGCACCAAACAAATTACCGGATGGGTCCATCACCACTTTGGGATAGCCAGATGCACTCTGTATAGTGGCGCCGGTCATGGTAACTTTACCGTCAATATCCGCGTGGAAAGTGACATTCGTACCGTCACTGATCACTATGCCCTCTTCACTGATCGTAACCGCCGCCCCACCGTTGAGTTGAATGTTGAGTTCATTAATGTTCTTCCAGTCCAGATTCTGCATCAGCCACGTGAGTTCCTTTGCCATCTTACCCACTGCGTTCTTCAGTTCCTCCACGCTATTCATGCCATCAACATTAGGCATTGAAAATGAAGCCATTAAGCATTCCTCCCTGATATTTCTCGAATAAGACGATATACTTTCACTTTCCCGGTGCCATACAGCCTAGGACGATACCATATTTCCGGTGTTCTCACGATAACCGGTATTCGTATGCTCTGAATGGCCCCGGTGCCGTTTGATGTAGAACTGACTACGTTCCATGTTCCGCCCTCAGTACCAGCTGCGTAAGCCACATTCAGCGTTGATCCCGGTTCAATATCAGCCACTACCCAAAGTCGGTTGATCGTCTTACGGACTGTTTCGTCACCCTCGGACAAAGGTTTGTAGTCAATGTACCAGTTGATTGCTGCTCCGTTGTCTGTTGTTCCGCCCATTTGCAGCACCTGACCGCCTGACGTGCCGATGTAGAGCGTTTGTCCATCCAGGTAATAAGATGTAGCCACGAAACTACACGGCCACCAGCGGCCTCCCTGGAGGTCTAATTTAAGCGTGATGTTTGGAATGGTATTGGACCCGGTCACCAGAGACAGGTAAAGAAAACGCCCATCTGTACCAGCTACGCAGTGTTTCGCGTAAGCTTGGTTGATGGACGCAATGTAATTTTTGATGGGATCGCTTATTTTTACGGGTGCGGCCCCTCCTGAGTAGGAATATACTCCGTCAGGGCCTAGCCAAAAAGCGCCGAATTCGTAGGAACGATGGAACGGTCTGAGATACAGCCTACACCGTAAGGGTTCTGCATCTGGAAGTTGGTACTGTCCTCGCCGTATAGCTCATGAAGCGTGTACTTTTTGAAGAGAATCACATGATCAGCATAAGCTATAAGGCCGGTTGGCTTCTCACCGTCCGGTGTTTCTACCGTGATCTTCCCGGTGCCGGTGTATTTATTGGTGCTGGTCCAGTCTGCAGCGTCACGAAGGCCTGAGAAGCTCAGAAGGTTATCAGCGCGGTTAGCTAGATAGAAACGGTTGGCGTGGGTTGTAAGAAATGTACTCGCTGCCGGTGCGCTGCCGAGTGTGGTCAGTGTCGTGCCGTCCCATTGCCGCAATTGAAGAGATCCATCCAGGAAGTAAAGCTTGCTTCCATCAAAAAACATAGCCGCATCCCACAGCCGGTCATTGTTGGTGTCGCCATACTCATACACAGCAACCCACGCCGATCCTGTGTACCGATACAGGCCCTTTCCGTTACCACAGTACCAAACACCAAGGAACTTGAATATGCGGTTGATATAGCCTGTAGGAGTACTGTGCAGCGCGTACCCATCACGCACCTGAAGCGTGGGATAAATAAAAGAGTCCACGTTGAGTGCATCGGTACATTGACCGTCTGCAAGCTCTATGGACTCTATGGATTGATTAATACCATCAGCCAGCGTGACGATAACCGGCTTTGACTTTGTTGGTGAAGATGTCCAACTGCGCATGGAGAACCTCCTCGCTATTACAGATTCAAAGTGAAATGAGTTATTGCGTCTGCCATTTTAACATGACCAGCCTCGTTAGGGTGCAACCCATCTGGCATATACGATGTTTTATTAACGGCCACATTAGGACTGATGTTCAGTGATTTGAACAAGTCCAACACGTACACACCGTAGTATTCAGTAACCTCTCTAATTGCGTTAACATAATCTCGCAGATTCTTCCCGGTATCAGGATTATTTTCATAGTCGTCTCCAACGCTGTCCCAGGATAGCCTGTGAGTAGGAGTTACAAATACTATGGGCTTTCCAGGATATTTGGTGATTAATCCATTGCAAAGCACGTGAAGCGCTCCGAAGAAAGTTGTCTCCACCCTATCTGTAAATGTTCCGAATGGGAGAGAGTATGGATGATTTGAGGCATTATGCCCATAATCGTTCGTACCGCCGATCACAAATGTAATGTCCGCCGCCGCATCCATGGCTGAGTATCGTTCTACAAAACTACCGTCACCAGTCACCACCTTACCGATCTTAGTACCGATGAGACCATAGTTATTAGCGGTAGCAAGGGAAAGGCTGTTTTTGACCAAAGTAGCAAAACAATCATTTACCCGATCTGCTAGACCGTATCCGTATGTGATGCTATCTCCTAAAAAGTTTGCTGTCTTCCCTGCCCATTGTGAGGCAGATAAACCGAATTCAGCCTTGACGGCGGCGGATAACTTGTCCAGCGTGACCGATTCATTTTCTAAGTTGGTTGTTTTTATTTTGAGCCAATCGATAAAATACCTATCAGGGATCGTATTTTTTAAATACGTGGACCCTATCATACTCAGACCCATATTGATGCGTACATATGCCGCGCCAGCAGGGACGGTTACCGTACGCGGTGAAGCACCAGGCGTAAACGGAGTTAAAAACGCATGACTTGAGTTGTAATAACTCCCCGCAAAAGTGGGGCTGTTACCACCTTCGTCCACTGCGTACACCGTATATGATTGACCTGCTACAACAGGGATGTAATCAGAAATGCAGAAAGATGATAGCGCCTGTTGGACCCCGGAGTTATCCAGATAGTACCCAGGTGTTATCGTTGATTGATTAAATAAATTAACATAGTAATCGGATTTGTATATGGTTGGCGGGATAACTGACCCATCCGCAAGTCCTGTACTTTGATACACCGCTCCAGCTGTCCATGCTGACCCTGACCAGTAGTACCATTTACCGTCCGCGATAACTACATAAGTGTTAGTGTTTCCGGTAGGGTGAGCAGCTTGCAGTGCTGATAGTGTCGCATAAGTACCCTTGGGGCTACCGCTAGAAATACTCGCTGTGATCGTATCGACATAGGATTTATTAGCCTTTAGTGCGATTTGAATCGTATTATCAGCCAATTGATTAACCGCCGCCGCAGTCATTAACCCGCCAGATACTGTATTTGCGTATGGTATTGGGTCTGATCCTGTAGGCAAATGTTTTGCAGCATGATTTCCAGGCGCTTCCGCACCCAATACAGAAGGGATAACGCCGCCATCAATAAACTGTTGTGCAATCAATTCGGACGAACTCATAACAACCCCCCCATGACATCTTCAATGACAAGGTAATCCGGTGTTTCATCATTAGCTTTGTGAAATTCTTCTAACAATCCATTGTATTTATTTGTGTAATTGTTGACCATGGCCACATCATTGAAGGATTCGCATATCTGAACCAAAGCTCCATATACCAACAATAAATGAAAATCCGCATCTAACTCAGGTGCAGCGCCAAGGTTCGTTGATACTAATGGACTCGGTGAAATGTAATACCACATGGATATTCCATTGTCGATATCTTCTTCTGGTGTGGGATATATTCCAATGCCCGTGGTTCCAACAAAGTAGTAAAACGGAACATTTGAATCGTGTTTGGTGTCTTGGTAAGTAAATTCCCTGCCTTGTATTACTACACTTAGCAAAGATGACCGAGGAAATGGCAAAGAATAGGCGAATATTCCAGCTTTCAAGTTGAATATAGCCATTGACTTCACTCGGCATGTGGTTCGAAACAATTCATTTTGCACCTGATTAATCTTACGGATCACGCTATCATTGGACAGACCATGCGGGTATTTCTCTGCGATTTCGTCCAGTATTTCCTGTAATGTCACGGTATCACCCCTTAATAGACAAAAAGGCCCCATTGCGGGGCCGTAGTCACATCACTTTGATTTCTTGGCTGGTGCTGTTTTCGATGCGACTGTTTGCCGCCCGGGTACGTAAGTATGAATCATTCCAAATTTCAGCTATTGCCTTCGGAACCTCTGTAGGAATACCGCGGGGAACCGTGTAGACCACACCATTGAAACCGATAGGAACAACCTTATCAGAAGGATTCTGCGGATCATCGGGGATCAATATTTGTACCTTCGGCATTTCCTTCAGTTGCTGCGCTGCACTACGTTCCGCCGCTGCTGCTTCTTGCTCCATTGATTGTTCTGTTTTTGCTGACATGATTAATTCCTCCTCAAATTTAAAAAGGGGCACAAGGCCCCTCAATTATACGGATGCTCCAGATTCGTAACGGACGATTGCGAGTTCTTGCAGACGTACCACGGTGAAAGCACACTTCCAAGCTACGGTATTGAATTGATTCAGTGGGTCAGCAGATCCAGCAGATCCGGCAGGGTGTACGATGATTTCAGGTTTCATGCTGCCGCCAATGTCCGGCAGACCATAAGCACCGCGTCCCAGGAAGATAGTTCCGTATACGTCCGCAGCAGATGCTCCGGCGCCAGCAAACTTCACGCCTTCATCAACCTCTTTGAAGTAAATGCCGTACATCTTGCCTAGCATGCCTTCCTCGCGGTTTTTGGTGTCAACGTAAGTATTCTGATCCTTCCACTCTTGTGTGGACATTAGGTCCATCGCCACATCCGTGTGAACCAGAGCCACAAAACCAGATCCACCGCCTGGCAATTTGACCGGTTTGACCTTGTTGCGCTTCATGGCGCGACGCACCTTAAGAATATCGGCTGCTGTGATCTTGTCTGTAGCAGCTACCAGAACCCGAGAAGCTTTCCCATTAGCGTATACTACGTTTGTTCCTGCGGCCAGAATGTCGCGTGTAATCACATTTATAGATTCACCAGCATTCTCACCCATAAGACCAGAAGCCTCAGTCAAAATCGGGTCAAACCCGGTCATGTTAATGAATTCGGAAATCTTTGTCCACGAACCATATTCAGACACAGTAGCTGTGATAGCTACGATATCCAGGTTTACACCGTCTGGCGTCACACCTTCAGTCAGCGCTGTCGTGGATACTGCCAGAGAGTTCAGACGGCGGAAGTTGGTTGTGGAACCCTTGCGGTTAGGAATGGTTTTCTTTTCACCATATTCCGTCCAAACCAATTCTGGAGTAAGCCGGTCAAGCATTTCGTCCTGGAAATACGTATGTTGTTCCGTTGTAAGTGCGTTTACTCCGGCTGTTGCGTTATATCCTTGTACTGATGTTGCCATGGTAAGTCATCCCCTTAGTATGGTCGTCCGCGCTTTTGGGCTTCACGGAACGCTTTACGCTCTGCCGGAGACATTGCCATATAACCTGTGGCTTGCTCTGGTGCGTCAGCGCCCAATGCGCCTGTTGAGCTGTCGGCGTTTTGTTGCAGTCTTCGTATGGCCTCCTGCTGGGCCTGTTGCGATGCGGTAGTTACCCGCGTGTCGTAAGTAAGGAGCTTATAGGCATCGTCCAAGCTGTAGCCTTTGGCTGCGGCAAGGTTGATGACGTCCATCTTGTGCTGTGCAAAGTTTGGATAGTTGGCAGTGTCGCTCTCCATGCTGGAGATTTTAGCCTCTACCCTCTGGAGCGCGTCCTGTTCGGAACGTTCCAAGTCACGTTTTTCGTACTGATCGAGTTTTGTTTTAAGTGGCTCCACATACTCTCGTATCACGTCTTCCGGTACACCTAAATGTGTGGCTTCTGCGGCAATGCGGTCATTTTCTTCAGCTGTTTCAATTGCAGAAATGTATGCTTCATGATCTTCGAAACCGTGATAACGTGCAGCACGGTCAAGTGATTGCTGATATCGCTCGGCTTGTTGGGCTTTTTCAGATACCTTGTCGTAATTCAGTCCCTTTTGGACCCAATTCGGTACCTCATCCTCTGGCACAAAGCGATCTTCCTTGTTGTACTTAACGTTTATCCCTTTTAGCGCTTCCTGTGGTGGGGAAGACTCTCCTTCAGGTGTTCCTATTGGCTCAGTCACTTCAGTGACAGGTGCTTCAATGCTTTCAATGCCGCTATGGTTGGCGGTTTCTTCCATGTATAACGCCTCCTTGCCCTATGGTTGGGGCAAATTTGTATATAAAAAGGGCCACCGCAGTCTCAGCGGAAGCCCTATGTTTTACATCCCTACGGCTGTAGGTTGATTCGGTACTGCTTGCGGTGCTTGTTGAGCGAGAAGGTTCTGATACAGGAATTCAAACTGCTGCTCTGGCGGAATCGAATCGTACATTTGCTTTTCCTCCGGCTGCATGGATGCGACCAACTGCTCCATTTGCCCGATGATGCCCTTCTTCTCTTCCAATTCCTTCATCAACCGGTCCCTAAACGGCACCACAGCGTGAGGCGCATACTTGAGGTACTGGATATAGTCGATGTCCCCACGGTCCAGAGCCTTGTCCAAGCTAGACAGCATGAGTGATTCCGAGTACGTGGACGATGGACCGACATCAATTTTGAGCGACATGGGTACATCCTGGTACTGCGAACCGTCAAACATGGCCGGGTATTCTTCGCCGTCATCATCCTTAAGCGTGACTTGACGCGGCAGATTGTACTTCACCTTCCAAATGTCCTCCCAGATGCGTCCGATATCCTCAATAAACGAGTAGAAACGGCGCTTGATGGACTCAATCGGGATTGCTGAAGCCTTTTGCAGCAGCATGATAGCCGTTGCATTAAGGTCAGATGATGGTGCAGTACCAGTTGCGGCCTCGTCAGCCCCGGTCATTTGGCGAGTGTAGGTCAATATGGACTCTACCAAACTGCCAGCCACCGCGCTGATGTTACCAGGAGTGAGGTACTTGGCCCCATCACCCTGGCCCACAGGCAGATGATCCTCGATCATTTCACCCGGAGCATTGGTGATCTTACTCGGATCAATCGCACCCTTTTTATAGATCAGTTTAGGCCATCCTGTGAGCTGTACAGAGAGGATCTGCATGGCGACCAGCGTGTTAACAGCTTTCTGATTCGGGATAAGTCCCTCAGTGTCGCCTATACCACGTATGGACTTCTTACGGCGTTCCCACTGCATCACAGCGATAGGGTACCGGGTAAGCATCGTGTCTGTAGGCTTCTTGATTGTCATACCGCCAGCAACCTTGCAGAACATGATATTTCCGCCGTTGCCCTTCCAGTACTTGGTGATGACTGCGATCTTCTTGCTATCATCAATCTCAACCTTCGCGAGGTCGTATCCTTCATCCTGAGTGTCCTTGTCTGGCTTGATCTGGGATACCATTTCTGTTGACATTCCATTTGCCCGGGCATAAGCACGTACGCTTTTGACTGACTCTCGGCTTGATATGATGATGTACGGCTGTCTCTGTACGTTACGCTGCTGCTCATTGCCGAAAAAGATGTTAATCGGGTCAATCACTTCGCCCTGCATCTCACCGACAAACGAAAACTTCTTTCCACCCTTGATGCTCACATCAAAGTAATAGTGCATGATCGTGGTACCAGTGTTTGCACCCACGTCCAGCGCTTCCTCATTGAGGTCATCTTGTTTGATTCGCTCCCAGGTAGCAGCAGAATAACGGCTGAATAGGTCGCCAGTTTCGTCGTCTTCCATGGATTCGTCTGCCTCTTCACGGCTGAACAGCATGTTAATTTGCTCACTCATAACGTTGGCCACTTTGTGCGTCTCGATCATCTTGATCATGTTAAACACCGGACGCGGTAATGCTTTGGTGCGTGGTGTTGCTGGGGGCCACTGGTCACCAGCCCTGAATCGCTCGTACTCCGGCCACTTGTCCAGGTATCCCATCTTACGTAGGAATGCTAATCCCTCTTTGTATTGCTTTTCGATTTCCCCAGCCAGCTTGTCATAAGTCGTTGGCTCTTCCCTTGCCATTTACTCACCTTCTTTCTGTGCGCCCAGCCACTCAGCTAAGATGCTTTCTGCTTCCTGTTTAATCTCAGGCGGTGTCGGCTTCACCTCGCCTATGAATTCGCGCATCTTCGCATTTATCAGCGCGGTTGTCTCGTCCTCCAGGTTTGGCAGCTTTAGCAGTTCGCCTAGTTCAGTTGCTTCCTTCATCCGTGTACCTCCGCCCCATGGTTAAGACATATCATTAAACTCTGATCTAACGGATCTACAAGATTATACGGAGAAACCTTAACAATCCACTCTGTCTGCAGAGATGATATATCTGCACCATTTTCTTGCAATGATTCCTTTGCATGTTCATAAATTAGTTCCTTGCATTCTTGGATTTCTGCATCACCTAACGGATTTGCTCTGGCCCATCCTAAAAACTCATGATTATATTTTTCTTTTATCTGCTTTTTAAATTCTTCCGGCCACTCTACCATGCTAAATAATCGCCTCCGGTGGGTTCGTCTGTTCTGAATGGGAATGGTGTGACAGGTGTTTCTATCGCCTTCTGAAGCAGGCTACTGTCTTGCTGTCCTCGGCTGTAATAAGCAATCGCAAGGGCCATGATCAAGTCGTCATGAGCTCCTTCCTGTGCTTGTGGTCGGCCTTTCTCGTTGCGTACAAAGGTTAGCATCTCATTCAGCGTGTCGATATCGTTGATAAGGTTCACCGACTCACGTACGATCTTCACCAGCTCAGCAATGGCTGATGGCCTGGTTAGTTTATCTGTACGAAAGCCGTAAGACTTGGTAATGGATCCGGTGAATGTATCCTCTCGCTCTCGGATGTACTGATTCGTATATCCCAGGCGGCTGAGCACCTTGACCGGATGGCTGCTGAAGTTGGTTTCAATGCTCTCCAGTGCATAGTTGTAATGTCTACCCAGGCAATACATCTGCTCTGCGTACAAGTCCTCGTCAAACTGGTTCTTGTACACGGCTGATTGCCTGCCTGTGACGTTGTTGATCACTTGGCCTGTAAAGTTATCTGATCCGTCTCCAGCCGTGTCACCGCCGATTACATAAGGTGTCTGCGGTTGTGGTCGCTCAAATAGCTTGATATACCCTGTGTCGTCCTCAATCCATTTAATGGTGCTGTCGATGATCTTATCTGCAGCATCTTTCTGATAAACAAAATACCCCCGCTGCACCAATGGATCATGGTCACGAAGGTATGAGATGCGCTCACTGACTTTCTGAGCGTTGAATATGGTTTTGCCAAGCACTCCCCATTCACCAAGCGCGTACACCTGATAGAAGTATGGGTCCGTCTCTCTGAACGCCTCCAGCACCTTAATAGCCTCGTCATCCAGGAACTTATTGTGCTTGTATGTGCTATGAATCGTCGTGGCGTTTGGCTTGGGGTTATCGAAGAACTCTTTCTTGAGCCAATGGTTGATGTCAATTGGGTTGAAGGTAATCATCGTCTGTTTGTAGTTGATGTGCTTACCACGTAACCGGATGTCCAGCTGCCTGAAGTCCTCCGGCGAACACTCGCTGGCTTCCTCCATCCACACGCTAGTCACACCTGAAATTGACTTAAGCTTTTCTACATTATCCAGCCCAGCAAACAGGATCTCGTTGCCATTAATGCAGCTGATGTGTAGTTCTGAACTTGTACCCTTCGGGATCTTGAATAGCTTCTCTAGGCCCCAGCGGTATATCGCGTTCTTAAGCTCCATAAACACCGATTCCCGCAGTGTCTTCGCTACCTTACGTAGTACCAGGATACGGTGCTTCTGTTCAGTCAGCAGCCGGAAGATGATCTTCTGGGCCGTAAACACCGACTTACCCGAACCGCCGCCGCCCATCAGCACCAAGTATCTATCCTTATTCATGTAAAGTGGATAAAACCGATCATTGGTTAATGTCGGAAGCTCGGTTAAGTCGATGTTAATCGTCGGCATCTTCAGTCAATCCTTTCGGCAATGACACTTTGATGTTTAGGTCACCTTCTAGGCCAATCTCTTGTTTGTCACGCCACTGCTGCGGCTTGCGATTCTTAAGCCAGAATATAAGCGCCGTTGTGTTGGGGTGAGCCACCTTTGTGGATCTCTCAAATCCATCAGCAGATTCCTTTACCTCTTCATACTCATAACCAAGAGCCGCCTTAAGCAAGGCATTCTCGACCATCGTATCAATTATCTCCTTGCCGTTTTTTAAGGCCGCCGACAATGCCGGATAGTCATCTTTATATGTCCTGAATGTCGAGTAAGCAACTTCGAGGTTTTCTGCTATCTGTTCATCTGTCACACCATCTCTAGCCCAAGCCTCAATGAGCAGGAGTTTCGGTTCAACATTTGTGAAGTATTTGCTTGGTCTGCCTCCTGCCATTGTGTTCGCCTCCCTCTAATCTATCCCCATATTGTGCGAAGGAATGCCAGACCATCCTTTGTGTTGGACCGTTTCCGAATCTCCGCATATTGTAAGCTCGCTGCTCATAGGTTGTGGCGCCTTTTCTGGATCATCCCACTTGGCTGCGCAGCAATACACCTCATGTTGTTCTTTAGCTGCTTCAATTAACATTCGCCCGATCTTTGTCATACTCTCTGCGTTTGTTAAAATCTTCATGCTGTTGGTGGTGTTACCCATGTGTGTAGCTTCAATCTGTAATGCTAGTCTGCCCTCTGAATCCGTCCCGGCTATAAAACTAACCCCGCCATTTCCAATGTGTAGATATAAACTTTCCATCACTTCACCATCTTTCTGCTGTATTTACGATATAACCCCCGTATTTTCGGAGACTTGCTATTCCTGTAACAACTTATTTACGTGCTTTCATGTGTCTGACTCGATGCAGAGATAAAACAAAAAGAGCAGCGTTTCCGCCACTCTCTCTGATACTCTGTACTGGATAACCCGAGCCAGCATAGGGACGGTCCTAACTTTGCCTTCCTCATATCCCCGGTCCGCTGGGGCTGCTGTGTTTAATTAGGCCCGTGTAAGCACAGTCCCAATCATATATGCATATCCACACCACCACTAGGGGTGAGTCTGTCCCTTTCGCGGTGTGTGGTTGTTGCTAAAAGAGTACTCCATGATGGAATCGAACCACCGACTAGACGCATATAAGGCGCCTTCTCTGCCACTGAGTTAATGGAGCAAAATGTAGCGCCAGCCGAAGCCAGCGCCAAGGTGTGGAAGTGAATCATCCAAGTGATGGGAATCGGCGATAGGGGCAGTCCCCGGGTCACTGATCGCCAATTCCTCATACTACTATAATATCACGATGCCTTTGCACTTGTTGTCACTACTTTGTCATGTTGAGCCATTTTATTTCGGATATATCCGTAGGAATGTCCCGTATGTGCAGCAATTTCTTTCAGGCTGTAGCCCTGCGCACGTTTGGACAATATTACATTGTTCAGTCCGGTGAATTGATCCATGTATGATTCATACTGACGCTTTACGCCTTCCAGCCTCATTACTTCATCCACACATTCGTTTAGCTTTTCAGCAGCTGCATCATACAGTTCCAGTCCCTTTACCAGATCTATATGGCAGTAGATGCTTGAAGGTAGTTTGCCTTCCTTAACCGCTTTGTGGGCATTCTCCCATTGCTTCCGAAGTTCGAACTCCCTCAGTTTCATCATCTGCAATTCGGCGCATATGTCGTTGTATGACTCCTTCCAGTTCATGGTTATCCCCCCTATAGATAATATGAATTACTTGCGTTCCTTAAATCCCCCGGCTCCACAATCCATGCAATAATACCCTGTTTCCTCCGAACAAAAGATATGTCTATGCCTACACTCTTTCTTTTTCACAAATAAAGAAAGCAGCTTTTCAATCCACTTCATGCTGACCCCCCTCGATCACCGTTAGGCTACTCGCATAATAAGGTAATGTCGTCCGTGTACCGTCTAACCATACATATACCCACTCTGTGATACTCATGATACGTCCGGTTAATCCTGACTTGTGTCTTACCCTGTCACCTACCTGCATAAGGAGAAAAGCAGCCGTTAGGCCGCCTCCCTCGCTGTACCAAATACCGCTAACTCGAGCGCCGTGAGTCTTTCTTCAACTGTCGTTCCTGCCACTTCGCTACCAGCGTCTGCTTGATCCAGTCCACCGGTTGCCCCGTCTTCCTCTGTATCACGAAAGGCAGGTGCGGTATAGGCTACCTCGTCGGTAGTATCGTGTGTATTATCCGCATCACTATATTCGGGGTCTTGTACTTCCACGGTGACGGTTCGAAACGATGGCGCTTCTTCGCTGGTCACCACCCGGTACTTACCCTTCATGGTCGTTGGTTCTTTGATATTTCCGTTCATTTCGTAATGAGGGAATTCAATCGTTTCGTCCGTTGCAGCCAGAATTGCCACGTACACATCTCTTCTCAAGTCGTCTTTCCAATGGATGTTATAAATTGCTGGCTTAGCATCTTCTTCTTTCCTGCGCTCTTCTTCCCAAATCTCCCGGGCGCTCCGTACATCCACTTCCACAACCTTTGTTGCCGCAGCCGCACCGATAGCAATTTCCTTGCGAAGATCATCCACCTGACTGTTCAGGCGCTCTACCTCGGACTTTTCTTCATCCAGCAACCGTGTGGCGTTGGTAAGCCGACTGTTCAGGTCTGCTATTTCTAGCGTTTTATTGCTTAGGTCCAAGTTAAGCTGCTCATTCGCTGCTTCAGATTGGTTGTATTTCTCTTGCAACGCAGCAATCGTAGCTTCGAGTGTATTCGTATTGGCAAGCTCAGCCTGCTTCATCTTGGATACAGCATTCTGTATAACGGCGTTTACGTAGTCATAAGACGCGCCAGCCTTTTCTTCAGTGTAGTTCAAGAATAGGTCCTTCGGATCCACACCTTCGAAATCCAGTGTACTCATGAACTTAGAAACCTCAGTTGTAACCGACGCCTGGATGGCAGCTTTGTTCAGTTCCTCAATCTTCTTGTTGAGTTCTGCAATCTCCGATTCAAGAGTCGCTACCTTGCCGCTGTCCTTCAGTCCGCCGCGTTGATTCTCCGTGTTCAACTCATACTGTTTCTGGTCAATCAATGACTGCAACTCTGATATTTCCACGAATACCCCTCTTTTCGTCCAAATAATTGATTATTACCTATATTATACACTATTTCCCGCGACTATTGTACATTTATCTTTGTTTTACTTATGTTTTCATTGATTTAATCATGCCGTTTTGAGATCATTCGCGCCTCTGTGTAGTATCTTGCATCCTTCGGTGTAGATGACCACCGGAGGCTCACCCGGCCCCCGCTGCGCTGGGATTATTCTGTCGGTAGATGGCCTTCGGCCTATGATTTCGGTCTGATCTTCATACCATTCTTTTTGACAAGGTGATGCACCCAGTCAATGCAGTGCTCAGCTGCTTCGTTTCGGGTGATGGAGTCAACGCCGGAATCAGATAGCATTTCCATGATTTCTCCGAGTTTCTTCGCTTGTTCCTTCCCAATCTTAATCGTTTGTTCATACTGTATTTGCGCCGTGGCGAGCATTTTTTCTAACTGAGGGATTCGCTCTTTATAGAAATCCCGTTCATCGGTAGCATCCTTGATGTTTCCCCCGAACTTCTTTATGTTCTCAAGCCGAGCTTCAGCATCAGGCAGTCGCTTTGCCATGATGTTTGCTAACTCTTCTTGAAGTTTCTGTTTGCCTTCCGGCGTCAATATCGTTTTGCTCATATCCTCTTTTCCCCCTCAATCTATTCCATCAGTTCTTGTGCATATTGAAGTTGCTCTTGCGTGATTTCAACATTCACTGGCTCGTAATGTTCGCACACCGCTTCAAAATCTAGCGATATAAATCGGGATGGCCCATACTTCTCGGTAAGATAGCTTTTAACTGCAAGATGCCACTTCTTATGTTCTTCAAAATCCGCAGTAGTCGGAACAGCATTGTCTTTACGCACAATCATGTATGCATTCTGGATGTCGGCTATGGTAACGTCCAGGTTCTCATCGTCCCAATCCCCAACATCGGCGTTTGCCGCAAGATACCGTTCCGCATTCGACTTATTACGCATCACCATTACTGAGACCTTATCCATTCTCTTCTCCCCCTTATACCTCTTCCAGATTGTCAGAATTAGTCACTACCGATGTGAACGGGTCCACCTGCAGCCATACCTCGTCAACATCAATGTTGATTTCAACGCTCATTACTTGACCTTTAACGCCGGCACATGGGCCGTCTATAACTTTGTATTCTCCCATGATTGTTATCTGTTGCATCTGTTATCCTCTCCCTTTGGGGTCTGACCCCTAAATTCACTTCTTTGGAACCTTCGCCGTTGCTCCACATTCGAGGCATTCCATCCACTCTTCAATACCGCCCAGATCGTCCGCGTCTGACCATTGGTACTTCATCGGCGTTTTGCATTTCCGGCATTTTTTCACTTTCTCTGGCATGTGTCTCTGCCCCCTTATAAGTTAAGTACCAGACCTTATACGGCTTCCGCTGTCGCTAGGTGGTTCGGTCGAATCGGAGGCCTGACGGCCGTTATAAGTTCAGTTTCGCCAGCAGTGCCGCCTTACAGATCGCTTCCGGCGCTGTCTTCGCTTGCACTGACCATTGATCTCCGGTTATGCCCACCCAAATGCGACAGTCATATTCCTTTTCCCATCCAGCAGCCTTCATCACGGTATACTGCTTGAATTGCTCCAGCACTTCCCATGCTACGTCTATGAATCTTGACGGCTGCCATTCGTCGGGATAATTCACATTCTCATATTTGTATCCTTCGCGATAATAGTATTCATGGTAAGACTGGTCAGCCAAGTACTCCTTCCGGATTTCAAAACCCATTACATGTATGGATATCAACCTATCCAAATCTTGTCCTGCCTCCAGCGCCAGTATCTCTTCCCTTGTGGGTGTCATATCGTATCCTCCAATTCTTTCAGAAATGCCATAATTCGTTCCGTGTACTCGAACCTGGTATAAACCATCAATTGCCCCGTTTCATCATTCCGCAGCCAGATAAATCCTCTCTTTGGCAGCAACTTAGCAATTTCGTCATAGTATTCTTGGCATTTATCCATAGTCTCTTGCTGAATCTTTTGAATGTCTCCTGTCATTGGTTATATCCTTCCTCACCAAACAGATCGACTTCAACATCACTTCCGAAGACCGACTGCATTTTGCTAATAATCTCTGATTCCCTGCACGACAGCTTAAGTTCAACTCTATCGTCACCTTCTAACTGAAATTCATGTGTGTAAGGTAAACTTCTGAGCATAATCCATTTCATTCGGTGTCGCCCTCCTTAGGTGCCGCTGGTTGTGCTAGGGTATCTGGGTCTCCTTCGCCTTGCAGGTCTCCTCTTGGGGTATCTGGGTAAAGGGTGGATAAATTCTGAGATACACCCATAATCGCTGTCCATGCAAGCCAGATTTCATATCTTTCATGGGCCGTTTCCCGTGCATAGGTTTCGTAAAAGTACGTGCTGGCCTGCTGGAATGTCCAATCTTCATGACCAGTCGGAAGGTTGTAACTCATAATGACGCTGCCTAGTGAATTTCCTGCGACCAGACATTTACCTATCTCCGGTTTCAGCCGTTGTTCCCGAGCCTCTGCCAACTCCAAATTATCTTTGTATTCCTGCGCAACATCACAAACTGATCTATACATTTCCCTGACTTCTGTCCTCGATTGATCTGTTTCCCGTAGCAGTTGTTTTTTGCTATTGAGTTCTCTTTCTAATTCCTTTATCCTGGCCTCTGCTGCGTCTGCACGTGCTCTGTGCTTCTCCAAGGCGGTGCAGGCTGCTTCATAGGCTTCCGGTGTCGGGTATTGCCGCAGGGCTTCCTCACGCCATTTCTGCGCTTCTTTGAGCCAGTGAGGCAATGATTCTCGGGACTCTGCAATAAATACAGTGTCGTTCGTATGCTCAACCATTGCTGCAACTACGTTGTACTCAGCGTCCAATACAAAAGCGCCGTCAGCTACCTCTACTGTTTGCCATGGCCCCGGTGTTGCCGCCTTGCACATCTCCATATCCTTTTGCCAGTCCATCGGTGTTTGTGCCATCACTCCCCATCCTCTCTCTTACGCATTGGATTTCCACATCTCACGCAAATCTGAAGTTTTAATACTCCGAATTGTCGATGCGTCCACTTTTTACATCCGCACTTACCGCAGATTAATTGTGGTGTTTGTGTCATTGGGCTTCATCCCCTACCAATTCAGCGCTGTAAACTCCCTCGTTACCCGTTTTTCCATTTGGTTCAAATTCATAATCATACTCGCCATCCATTACTTTCTGACGTGCTTCATGTTCGCTGAGTGCGTCTACTTCAATAGTTCCCCACATTTCCCGGCATACCAGTACTTTGTATTTGCTCACTGTCTGTTCCTCCCTTAGTGGGAGAGGAGGGCTGTATACCCTCTCTGTCCCTGTATCTTTGTACTATTCATCTAGTTTGCTTTTTCGAGTTGGTGGGTACGTCCGATACTTTACGCTCAATAAGCATTAGTACCATGCATTCAGGGCAGGGCTTTCTTCCAAATTCCTCGGGACCCTTTGGCACATGCTTGACTCCGTTACATGTGCTGCACCGTTTTTCCAACCCCATCCGCCAGCCCTCCTACGTTATACGCGTCTTCTCTGCCTTTGGGAGAGGAGGGATACTCCTACTCCCTTAATGATCTGTTTCGGCCCCCGGCTAAAGCCTGGGATTATGCTGTCGGACGATGGCCTCCGGCCTAATCACGGACTTTATATGTTTTCATGAGTTCTTTCGATATCTTTGCTGCTTTATCTCCGTCAATGTGGCCTTCATCTGCAAGACATGTTGTTAATGCCATGGTCAGCGCAGCAATACTTCTCGTTTGACTCTCAATCAAGTCCAATAGCTGACGATCTTTTTTTCTAAACATTCCTCTTCGCCCCCTGTAGCGTGATATATGCCGCCTCTGCCCTCTCTCGGGGGCGGGCGCATGCTATGTCCGCTGCTGTCGAATTGCTCACCGAACTATATAAAATCGGAGATTCTCCCCACTTTACAAGGACGAGGTTGCGGATATATCCCTCTTTATCAATAGCGCACGCTGCTGTCTGTACCTCTAGAGAGGCAGCAGGGTCTGTACAGAAAGGATAAGCGTAGTCATTCCATACCAGCCCTTCTGTTGGTCTGCTCATTCCGAACTCTTTGCCCTGCGGGTTAACCATACGGTGCATTCCAGTAGCTTCGTCTTTTACAACTTTGTATCCTAGTAGCTCAGTCAGCTTACGGTTCAGCTCCTGGTTGCTCCATTCCTTTACTTGTGTCATGGCTGCTCACCTTCCTCTAGCGGCTCAACTTCTACTGACCAGACCGGAAACGCTCCGCGCCCAGGTTTGCAAAATCCCCAGCAGCCTTCATCAAATCCACTGTCGAGGCTTATCTCTTCTGGTATGCGCGGAAACCATCGAACAAATTTCTCTTCGACTTCCTTAGTGCTCCAGTAACCATCAGCTTCTCTTTTACATTCCTCTTCGAATTGTTCTTTGCTATGGGACGATTTCGGGGCTACATAGTTGGTTGGCGTTTCATAATCGCGGAATATTGCAAATCCCATCTTGCTCATGATTCCTTAGCTCCTTCCCCAAGGGCCTCGTTGATCCGGTTAACCGTACCTATACCGTCCCATATGAGGGCTGCGTCCCGTTCGGCGATTAGTGCGGCTGTTAGCCGGGCTATGGTCTGTTGTGCCTCTGCTAACTCCCTCTCAAACCTCGCAGCCAGAGTATGATTATCTGATGCCAGCGTTTGGAATTTGGTCAGTTCCCGCCGCAGATCAGCTGCAGTCTTCTCCTGTTTGAGATACTGCCTATCTGCGTTATCAAATGCCTTTTCCCATTTGTCTCCCCGGGCGCGTTCTGCAAAAAGTGTATGTTGTATGTTTACCAGCTGTTGTTGTGCCTCTTCTAGAGCAGCTAGCAAGCTAGTCAGTTCTCCTACCGTCATAAATGTAATGTCTTCGGGTGATAAATCTGCGTACCGCCCTTTCAACTCTTGTATTCGTTCTGGTGTAAGCATCTTATATCTTCTCTCCTTCGTTGTTAGAGGATGTATATTTCTCCATTGCTTCCTTCGCCAAGCGATGGCACTCGAACTCTCCAAAGGTCACGCTTATCCGTTCAAAGTATCTGTGCTGACCCTTTAGGGCTTTGTCTTTTTCTTCTAGGAGAGATAGGAGGTGCTTGATATAGTCCGGTGCATCTGCGATGAATTTTGCATTGTTCTCTCCGTTTTCGAAAGAAATCACGTCGTCCGTTCCTCTCTCGTCTCCCTCAAACATTTGACAGATCCATACACATTTTTTGCTGTCGTGAGGCGTAATCCTTACAGCATCATCTGTTGAGTACCATTCACCCTGAGTTATTTTAGACAATGACTCTTTGATCTCTGTTAGTTTATTCATGGGAACCCCCAGACCCTATCCGGCTGCCGGCTGAAGCCTGAGCTGATTCGTCCGACTCGATGGCCTTCGGCAAAGCAGGTTCCCAAACCAAACGCCCCACCCCTGGGACCTCGTAGCAGTCCTTTCCTTCGTCCATTCCTTGCATATGTGTGATCATCGCCCGGATAACTTGGTCAGTAAAGTCCACTCTGCTGTCATTCATTACTGGAAATGGTGAATTCTTTTTCAGTGTACCGAGGTAGATCCTATTAGCCATTGCGCTCACCATCAATGTTGCGTTTTTATAACTCATTCCCTTCACCCTTTCACCTTCTACACGCCCCGTAGAGCGCTGATTATGGTTGACCCTAACTTATGCCTGCCCTTGCGGTTATAACGTCTGCGTGGGGCTTGTATTAGCTGTGCGGATACTCTTTGACTCTATCCCTCAACATCGCCTGTATACCAGTATCAGATAGGATTGCGATTTGAAAGTCTGAGGGTATCCTTCCGGCTGCCATAATCAAACTGTACTTGTCGGTGAACAGCGCCTTTGCAATCCTGATAATGCTCTCTTCGGATGGCGGGTCCGATTCTCCATTTTCAATCTTGCTGATGTACGTATGATCAACCGATGCCAACTCTGCCAGGAACCGCTGCGAAATTAATTTTTCTTCCCTCAGTGCTTTCAAACGTTCTCCGAAGTCCTTCATCCCTGTTTCCTCCCTTGTTATGCTGCCTCAGTCTGCTCACGTTCCCATTCATCTACCACGCTCGTGTCCATCCCGAAGGATTCCAGTCCCTTGCGCCACCAGGCGGCGAAGTCTTTGTCGTATAGGTCGTAGTCGTCCATGGGTTTGGTCATGATTTTACCTTGTTTGATTCAGCATTTTTTTCATCACACCAAGCCTTGCACTCTTCAAAAGTTTTTTTCATTTTCTCCGACATTCTTTCACTACTGCCGCCTCTTTCTCCATAATGCGTTGCGCGGGATCTATTTCCTCTTTCATAAAACGATATATGAACACTGTTAACCACATCTTCCACTGGTTCGAAAACCCACTGATGTTCTTCTCCTTTACCACCGCATTCCGGGCATTCTATTGTGATTTCTGAGCCAGCAACAATGGCCTTCACTTTTCCAGAAGCAGAACAAGGTTTACATTTATCTCTTGCGCTTTTTGTTTCGGCGTAATAAAATTTATCGCCAACAATGTATCCTCCGCTAATCTCTCTGCGATATTCTAAATCCCGGGCCTGTATTGCCTCTTTGATTTCACCAGGATGTCTGCTGACTTTGGATTGCAGGTCGAAATTTCTTTTATTCAAAGATTCAATAGTCTTTTTAGCGTTTTCTAAACTTTCAACCGTTTCGGTGATTTTAGATTTAACTTCTTCAGTCACCAATTCTCTTATTTTCAAGGCCAATTCATCTGGCGCTTCGTATTCCTCGAAATCTTCATCACCATAATAACTCACTGTTCATCCATCCTCTCTTATTTAAGCCGGCTCACTCTTGCTTTGTGGTCTGCGAATCAATTAATGTTCAAGTCTTCGTTAGAAACGTCTGCAATAAATGGATTAGCTATGTTCAAGACCCAAATATCCTGCAATCTCCGCAATTCATCTCTTAACTCCTGCTGGTTATTGATTTCTTTAACACTAATAACAGCGAAATGAGTCTGGCCATCATATGAGAAGCTTTTTACTGCGTTGAATTTAATATTTTCTCTTTTTACCTTGGTTCCCAATTGAATAGCCGACACGTTTAATTTGTTTGTATTCGTGTCTTTAACCAGTTGAAACCCGAATAACTGTGGGTATTTAATCTTAATTTCCATTTAGTTCACCCTCTCAACTGATTGATTTAAGCCGATAATTTAGTTCAATTCCCCCGGTCAGTACCACCCGGTAGTTCTCACACATTTCATTGATCCGGCTGCCTATGCCCTCGTCAATCTCGCACAGCTGCATGATTGAACGTTCCGAACTAATTAGCACCGGCTTTTTCTCCAAGTAACGGTAATTGATGATTGCGAATAGTTGTTCAAGTTGGAAGTCTGTCGGTATCGCGCGGCCCTTAAACATGTCGTCAATGTATAGCACCTCTGCCATCTGCAGCCGTTTGATACGCTCGTCCAACATATCGAAGTCATTCTTGATCTCATTGAACCCTTCCACCCAGGGGAAGTACACCACGCCTATACCTTTCGCAAGTAAGTTATTGCTGGTTGCCATGAGCAGATGTGTCTTGCCGCATCCCGGGCGACCCAGTAGGCATATGCTGTTTGCTCGATGGTTTCTGATTTCCTCAAAATTGATCGTGTAGTTAAATGCAGCCTCCCTTGCTTCATGTACTTTTGCTGGTCTTCCGGTAAGATTGAAATTCCGGAAGGTTTTACCCTGGAACTCTTCTGTGATTTTACTGGACTTCATCAGCTTTTCAGCCCGGCGAAGTTGTTTGCATTCACACTCTCTTGCATAATCCCTACCATCTTCATAGCGGACGATTATATATTCATCATCCTTACACTTTTGACAACGGAATCGTGGATCATGCTCCGGTTCGGTTTTGGAGGTCGAGGAAAGCATACTCGCTCTCTTTTTGATTTCCTCCAGGTCTATTCCCTTCAGCGCCTGACGAATACTTTCCACGCTTATCACCTTCCTTTTTTTGTTTGGCTTCTTCTCTGCTGCCTAACCCTTGCGTGTGCCATGACTCGTATATTTCTTTTAGATAGTTAAGTCCAAATTTTCCACCAGCAGCAGAATCTCCGGCTTCGGTTAAAAGGTCGATGCAGAATGACTCTGTGTATCCCTGACTTCTAACATCTTTAAAGAATTGTCTAAAGTTCTCCGGCATGATTATTGTTCCGCAGACTTTGGTGTAAGTGTCCCCAAGTGTAATTTCTCGATCGTCTGTAGATGAAGAAGAAGTATTTCTTAAGTTCTCTAAGTTCTTTACATTCTTGTTTGTGTTCAGTTGTTGTTCAGTTGTTGTTCGCTTGTTGTTCACTAGGTGTTCATCTTGTTGTTCACTACTTTGATAATCAGCCCATGAAATTATTGATATTAAGCGGTTTTTGTTACAATTCTGTTGTTCAATCTGTTGTTCGATTTCGAAGCTTTTTAGGATTCGTTGTACCTTACTTTCTGAAATATTGAATTTCTCAGCGATCACCTTTCTGCCGGTTATAAGCTGCCCGGGCTGAAGGATAATCTTGATACCCTTGAATACTGTCGGGTACTCCTTATGAGTCGCATTCAGTAGTAAGTAAGTCCATACAGCTATGTGGTCACTGTCCTTGCAGACGATAGGGTTATCCAGAATCTTGCGGTGTAATTTTATCCATCCATCCATTTGCCCACCGCCTAAACGGCCTTAGAATTTTCAGCGCTGCGAAGCTCGTACCAACGGTTCTGACAAGACTTGGCGGTGCGCTGCAGACGTTCAGAGGCTTCGTTGAACAGGTCCAGAACCTTCTTACGGTCGCTTATTCCGGTGACCATGATTTGCTTGAGCAGCTTATCCTCCGCGCTCGTCCAAGCGTGATAGTAAAACTTTGCCATGTGTCTCAACTCCTTCTGTTCTGTTCATATTCTTACTTTATCCTACTTTATCCTACTTAGCAAGATAAATGTTTAGATTATCGGATAAAATGCTATACTTTTTTTGAGGTGTATTTATATGGTGAGACAAACCAATAAAGAAAAGTTATCAATAACGCTAGATGTCGATGTATTTGAGTTTATAAGTAAAGCAGCCGCGGAGGATGATCGGTCTGTAAGTTCAAAAATAAACATCATTCTCCGCGATTATATGAAAGCTAATAAGGAAAACTAAGCACTCTTTAACTGCTGCAACGCTGCCTCGGCTTCATCCTTTTTACTGCGCATGAAATCTATCATGTGACCGTAGAATTCGATGTCGCCGGGGTTATTGTGCTTTGTGGCGTAATCCAGTACCTCTTGGTAAATCCCGATGGCCTTGTCATAATCCGCTATGTCGTTGGTGATGCGCTCTTTTGGGTCCACGGTTTTATTCCTCCTTGTGTCTTTAGTGGCGAATTGGTAGAAGAAATTCATCAGGCTTCCTCCTTATATGACCAGTAGTTCTTGCCGTTACCTTCGCTATAGTAGAGCCGCAGCATGGAGCCGTATTGCTTCTTCCACCTGCGACCGGGAAGCGTACTGTCCGCCCAATGATGACAAGTGCCAATCAAACCATGAGTGCCGCAGAGATTCATAATGTTGGATGGATCGCCTCCAGGACCGCCCTGAGAGGCGTTTACGATGTGAGCTTTGCTGAGGTTCTTCGTGGTTCCGCATTTCTCACAGCGCGGAACTTCGCTATTAAGCAACTCCTTGGAGCGCCTGTTTACTTCCTCGCGCACATCTGCCGTAACCTTAGTAGCGTCACCACGTTTCATGCTGCCGCGATTGTGGTGGTCAAGTATGCCGACCCTCCATGGGGCCGGCTGCTTCTTTGGCTTCTTTCGCATGGTCACACCTCCTAAACTGCTAAATCGCTGTAATGGGTAATTGACCGCAGTTTTTTGATTTGCTTACAGTATGCGCAGTGTCCGCAATGCCGCGGAGCGACCAGACCACGTTTAACCTCCATGATGTGGCCGATCTTCTCAGCAACTTCATCCAGTTCAATTTTCAACCGTTCCGCATCGAATCCGATTACCTCCTTGTCTGGTACGGATTCCTTCGAAACAGCAACGATCAGGGGTTCCAGCCAGTTCTCGCGGCCGTTGACTACCCTTTCTACTTCCGCATAGATAGCCATCTGTCGGATATATTTGTAATGCTCGATGAAGGATTCCCAAGCGCCGTATTCCTTGTTCCAGTATCTTTCTCGCAGTCCCTTAACTGTCTTCAGATCAACGATTCTGCCGCGCTGCTGGTTCAGCACATCAAGTTTCACCTTCCAAGGAACCCCGAATAGTTCGGCCGTCATGATCAGTTCCTTGTCGCCTTGCAGCACAAACCGGATGAATTCATCGTTCTTGATGGTCTGGATCATGGCATCGCCAACCTCATATTTGGAGTAAAGTTGCCCTTTGTTGGTGAATAACTCCGGTGTGGACTCCTTGAACTGGTCCAAAGTCCCCTCTACATAGGCATGAACATATGAACCTAGCAAAAAATTATCATTGGAAGGGGCGATAAACGCCCCGGATAATTCAGCCATCACTTTAGCCTCGCACTCCTCGAAGCTTTTGAACTGGCTGTTGCTCATGTAATACAGGTTTGCTTCAATCGAGTGGTAGTTCTGACTGGTTAGGATCATCTGTACCGCCGTCCTTTTGAGTAGATTTTAGATATTCCTCGAAGTCGTCAACCGTCTTGGACGCCGATTCCTTCGCTTCAGTCTTCTTGATATCAAAGTAATCCTCACGTTTGGACATCCCGTCCCGGATAGACAGCCCAATCTTCTTGAGCTGTACGAGATCATGCTCTGTAAAGGCAGTCAAGCTATATCCGAAGTATTTCTCGATCATTTCCTTGGATACACTGAACTCCTTGTCATACTGAGCCAGGACCACTGTCAGTCGGTCGATCAAAGGTTCCTTATTGTTTCCGATCAGTGTCTGCTGACATTTCTGTAGGGCCTTGTCTACGATGTCACCCGGGATAACTCCAAGGATGCAAGCTCTCAACCGACGAGCGCCTTGATTCGCAACCATTTCATAAATATCCCGCGGGTCCGTGAGCTTATTTACACCCTTTTTTGTATGACGCTCATGCTTGACGGTGAAGATTTTTGTCTGCCGGACATTGGTTTCAAGGTCCCAGCAGTACGACATGGCCGTAGATTCACCGGATTTCTGCTCCAATTCCACTACGCCAAAGTCGATATTCCCCCAATTCTGGGCGATAACCTCAGCCAGCCGGATAGATGGACCTGACACCTTCTCAGATCCACGCGGATACTGGTATGCTGCATTCTCAGCCAATAGGCGGCGCTCACAGGCCGTCATGATACGCTGGTACGATCCGGCGATGTCCCGGGGAAACTGCTTCGCCATGAACACCATGGCCTTAACCTCCTGCATCTGACGGCCGACCATAGAATCTGCGGTAACACTCCGGTTCGAAACTGCTACTGATGGCATATAATCGCTTGCATTGTCCTGATCTAACATTGATTAACATCCCTTTCTGGGTTATAATTTTCGTAAGTTATTTAATATGCAACTGACATGGGTGGCCCTCCAACGGCTGCCCATTCTCTTTTTAGCACCCTTGCGTAGTTCTTAAAGCACGTCCTCACCCAGCGTTTATCGTTCGGCCTCTGCTTCGCTAGTTCCAGGTATAGGCTCCGGTCCTGTGGTATCATCCTCCTTTTGCTCCTTCCCGTAATGTTCGATTATGTCCAGTACCGTCTTAAGCAGTTTCTTTCAGCTCTCTTTCCTCTTCGCGTTTCAAATACTCTTTTGCCTCTTCCAGTTCAGCCATCAGTGCTTCATGTTCTGCCCATGTCATGACTTTCCTAGCTTTGAAGTTCTTCTCATGCAGCCGGATAAACAGACTATCCAGGTCAACCGCAGACCACGAAAGTAGACGACCGCACGTTGTTTCGATGTACCACTCAATACTAGGTGGCGGCGGCGGATACTTAGCTTGCATCGTCAAACCCTCCCAAAGGCCGCACGAACGGCTTAATCTTGCTGTCCATTGCTTCCAGCATGTGACGTTCACAATGCGGTTGTAAGGTGTCGTACACCTCGTACTCGGCCTCTCTGCTGCACATACCGCACGTTGGCGTGAAGATGTGCGTCAGTTTGTGCTTGGGCTTGTCCGGTCGCTTGATGGGTATCACCAACGTCAGTTTAGGCAGATCCTCTATTTTCTTAGCCAACTTGTTTCACTCCTTTTCTCTCGCCTCTGATGTAGGCATAGCGCTGATCCATTTCATCCTTCTGCTCCTGTTTCTTAAGTTCCATCCATTCAATGAAGTCTTTTTTAAGAGTGCGGCGAGAGTTTCCGATCCTCATGTTCGGAATTCCTCCCATTTCAATCGGTGTATCGTACAACTCGTAGACGGTGTTTCGGGCCAATACAAGGTAATCAGCAATGTGCTGGGCAGTTATCACCTGAGGCATGTCATCCAGTGTTATCGCTTTCGCCATGGTGTACCTCCTTGGGAGTATTATCCTTTTAAGCTCATTTGTACTGGTATATAATTGATACTGGTTCTATGCTGCCTTCAAAAACTTATTAATGAAGTAAATTTGACCCTTGCCGGTTACCTTGGAGGTGTATGTGAGTTTAATCGTTCCGTCTGAGCTACCTCGATGCCCTGTTTTTACTTCGAACAATCCAAGCTCCATTGAACGTTGCGTAGGTCTGTTATACTCAGAACCCGACTTGATCAGATAACCTTCTTCGCGCATCCATTTGTACAGCCGGTGCTCACCGATCTCTACGCCTTTTTGTCTCAACAGCTTAGCGAGGTCAGCCACCAGGATAGAGTCTTTCGAGATTTCTACGGATTCAGCAAAGTGTACTTTTGGCTTATCAGCATCAATCTTCTGTTGGAGCAGCCGATTTTTCTCTTGCTCCGTTTTCATCTGGTTCGCCATCTTGATGATGAAGTCAGGATCAGTGAGTACTTTTTCTATCGTGCTTGGAGTCATGTATGCCCCATGCTGCCGGATGCTTGGGATGACTTCGTGTGTGATCCAGCGTTTGAACTGTTTGGCTTCCGGTTTGCGGCTGCCGAGGATTAGGGAGTATAGGCCGGATTCGTTGACTATTGAAACATTCTGCTTTCCGCCAAGGGTGTCGGTTGAAACTACATCCTTTTCATCTTCATCAAGTCTGTTTAAAGCATCACGGCTGTTGGATATTTCCAGAACATCACAGACATCTTTTGCTACAAACCATGGTTCACCATTAACAACTGCGCTTCTCACTTCCTGGTGAACGTACATGAATTTTTGAAGTTGGTTCATACATAATCACTCCTTAGGCTGATTTTTTAAAATTAAGCGTATCGCTTAGTTGCTTGTCAAAAAAAATAGCAACATCCACATTTAATGCTGTAGCAATAAGCAATAGATCATTTAGGTATACTCTTCTGCGTCCCTTTACAATGTCGCCGTACCAAGCGCCTGTCTTGTTGCATTGAGATCCAATATGCGTCTTAGTAACACCGCGACTTTTTCTAATGATTTCAATGTTTTTGATTACATAATTCATGTTTTCACCTCCGTTTAACTAAGCGTTACGCTTAACTTGTGAGTTAAATATAATATACACAAAACGCTTAGTCAAGACATTTTTCTGCTTATCGCTTATTTTGTTATGCGTTACGCTCAGTATTGGTATATTAATAGTTGAGAGGAGGATCACGATGAGTGATTTAGGAGCACGATTAAAGCAAGCAAGAAAAAATAAGAGATTAACACAACAAGAAGTAGCGGATAAATTTGGAGCTACAAACGGAGCTATCTCAGGATATGAGAGAAATTACAGAGATCCAGATTCAGATACATTGGCTAAACTAGCTGATTTATACGATGTTTCACTAGATTGGCTAAAAGGTAGGGAGAAAAAAGAGAGCGAATACACGCTCCCGGAAGATGTTATGGTTAGGATCATTAAAGAGGCGGAAGCAGAATTTAAGGTTGATTTACGGGACGATCCTGTTGTTGAGTCGGCTGTAAGAGAATTAGTTCAGCATCTTGCGAAGATGAAAATGAGCGTGAGTAAAAAAAATCAATGAGTTCGTCATCAGCGACATGCAGCACTTTCTTCTCTATTATTAAACCAGCCAATCTTTTAGACAGTTCGTCCATTTAAACAACCCCTTAGAGTTTTTACAGCGATGATCTGTTAATATTACCACATCACTGGTAACGAAAGAACACTTGTTCTGTTTTTTATTTAAAAAAATATAAGGTGGCAGTATGATGGATTATGTACCCGTCAGCTGTCGTATTCCTTATTTACTAAAAAAGATCGGTAAGAACCAACAATGGCTCGCAGAAATGTCTGGAATTAGTAAGCAGCGTGTATCGGATATCGTGCACTTGAGAATGGATAATATCTCGATACAACGCGCCGCAATCCTTGCTTACTATCTCGAATGTTCGCTTGATGATCTTTTTAAATGGGAATGGCGATAGCGGAGTGGCTTAGCCGCTCTCGGGTAAGAGTACCACTTAATTGGTACTCACAATTCCGTATATACATATTGTGAATGAAATCACCTACTTTGTAAATAATTTATGCTGTTAATATAACACTTTGATATTGAAAACGCTGTCGAACGTAGTCGAACGATTGTACCCGTCCAACAACCGTGGAGGGGTTGACAATCATATCTTAAATCTGCTTACGTATCTTGACTTGAGCGCCACTGATGAATTTAATCACTGAACCATTATTATCAACAGACTTTACTTCTTGCACGCGTTTTGTATTTATGATAGTTGACTGATCCGCAGACTCAAATCCAAACGACTTAAGCGCCTTGCTTAAATCAGCTAGATTACAAAGACAAATGAAAGATCCATAAAAAGTATGGAACGCCGGTACTCCAGTGGAACTTTTAGTGCGATACCAAATGTTGATGTAATCAATATCGTCAACGTCGAGTTCTACAAAATCGTTATCATCACCAACTCTGTCATGCATTCTTACTGTTAGTAATCTCATGATGTCGCCCTCCTACCCAAAACATGGGTAGTTAAATCATACTTTATTGAAGTAAAGTTATCATTGCTCAAAATATGACAAGTAAATTATAGTAAGTGTTGGGAAATAACATTGAGTGAAGGGGAATATTATATGTGGAAAAATTATTTGAGAAAAGGAATAAAATATATTTTCGTCCTAATCTGCATATGCGCTTTTGGTATATTCGTGTACCCTGGATTATATAGGTATGATAAATTAGTTCAAAAATATCCAGTAATGATAAACAGAATTACAGGTGAGACAAAAGTTCTTTACGGAGATACATGGTCGACCGTTGGCGATGTTGACGCTCAAATGAGCAAGTTCATTGAATATAAAGAAGGAATCGAAGCGACTTTAGATATTCAAAGTAACAAAATTAAGCAAGATGTGCTAAATGAAATTACAGATAAACTAGAAGAAGCTAAAAACAAAGTTATCGCAGAAGCTAACAGTGCAGTTGAAAAACAATCCACAGAGTCAGTTTTCGCAGATGTTAGAAATAGGGATGCAAGCACAAATACTGAAACAGGAGAAGAATATCTTGAGAGGAGAAGAAAAGAGTTGGCCGAATCATCTGCAACGTTTGGTCTAGGAGACTCTAAGGAGACGGTTAAACTATCAATGGGGACGCCAAGTTCGATAATGAATAACGGAAACACATGGTTTTTTAAATCAGCATCTGTTAACTTTGAAAATAACCTTGTTGTTGGATGGAACGACCCATTAAACGTATTGAATCTTGAATAGAATACAGGCCATACTCAATCCGGGTATGGTCTTTTTGTTACCCCTACCCTACAATGACATCATAGAGAGATTGAAGGAGTGATCCAGGTGAAAGGACATTACTATAAGCCTCATTGCGAGTGCCCTGGTCTACAGAAGAAAAAGTGTAAGTGCGGTGCTAAATGGTCCTTTATACTGGATCTGGGCAAGAAGCCTGACGGCAGCCGGAATCAGAAGAAGCGAGGCGGGTTTGATACCAAGGACGACGCAGAGGCCGCAGCAGCCATCATGATGGAGCAGTACAGAACTAATACCCTGCCGGAAGATGTAGCCCGTAGAGAGGCCGAGGAACAGCGTAAACTCGAAGAACAGCAAAAGGAAGAAGAACGGATTAACATTAGCTTTGAGGATCTGAGTGATAAATGGTTTGAAGTATATAAAACTACGGGGAAACGAAAACGCTCAAATACTCTAAAGAACAAAATCCATGATAAAAATAGAATCGCTGCATGTTTCGATAAACCAGCTCGCGAAATCACGCACAATGAATATCAGGATGCCCTACAGCGAATGAAAGATGGCACTCATGAAAAACATAAAAAGAAATTCACTACAAAGACTTTAACCGGCACACATACGACTGCAAAGATGATATTCCAGTTTGGCGTTAAGCATAAACTTTTAGAAGAAAACCCGGCCAAAGGCGCTCATGTGCCTCAAGATTACCAAACGGTCGAAGAAATTGAGAATTGGGAAGAACTCCCTGAATTTTTAGAACGTGACGAACTTCTTGTTTTCCTAGATACCGCATACTTACATGGCAGACCGCTAGACTATGAAATATTCACCACATTAGCCTATAGCGGCATACGGATTGGTGAACTAGAAGCGCTTCAGGAGGTTGCAATCAATTCTGAATTGAATAAGATAAAAATTATTAAGAACTACGTTAATTACAACAATTATACAAAATATGAATTAGGTCCTCCTAAGACAACCTCGTCTATTCGTGAGTTGGACATTGATCCAGAGATTACTATAATGATGTTAAGATTAATTGAGCAACACAATGTACTTAAAACATCGAGCAGCTTCCACCATGACCAAGGGTTCATATTCGGTCAGACCGTGGGTAGGTATATTGGATATCCGATTCCTGAGGCTATTATTAACCAAAGAATGAAGCGAATATTGCTTCTCTCAGGTTTAAACAAAGATCTGTCACCGCATTCATTGAGACATACATTCACTTCATTGATGGCCGCGGCTGGCGTTAGTCTGGAACAGATCATGGAGATGTTGGGTCATGCAGGCGACGAAATGACAAAACGCGTCTACCTGCACACCACCAAATTAAAAAAGAAAGATGCTGTAGTAAAGTACAGTGATTTGCTCAAAAATACGATCAATAGAGACCCGAATGTTACCCAAATGTTACCCGAACCAACTTGAAGATTGATTTTCCTTGATATATAGGCATTCTATGACTTCTTTAAGATATCTCATGATAATTGTAACATCTTAATGTCTGTATACCTACATTACGCCAAATATACACTATTTCGACTTTAACAAGGAATCAGTCTCGAAAAGATTTGTAACATATTTATGTTTATATCATGGCGTATACGTTAATTTTGTTACCCCAAATGTTACCCGAGTAACATAATTGTCCACAATGTGGATAACTGCAATAAAAAGGCCACCCGGTTAAGGATGGCCTACTTGTCATTTCGTCGTACCTGGATTATTTTTTATCAACTCGAACAGCCCCGTTGCCGATAGCCCGGCGAATGCTCCCGCCCACAGCCGTGGGGCCATGTCCAAGTCAGTGAAGATATACCCTGCGGCGCCAGCTGCCAAACCGATCACAAGGCCGATGATAGGGATAAGGTTCTTCGGCAGGGTAACGGTAGCCTTAACCAGATTAAGCAGCGCAACGACAATCACAGACAGTGCAGAGGCAAAGGCCATGACTTGCAGTAACAGATCATTCATTTGTCACACTCTCCTTTTGATAGATTAACACTCGTTTGGTGTTGACGGCATCCGGGTCGAGAAACACGCTACGGACTACGCCGAGGTCCCGTAGGTCAGTCCCTTTAATGTAGCTGGTGCCGTCATATATCTTCGTATCAACCTTCGTGTCGCCCACATAGATACTGCGCAGCGCATAGGACCAGCGAGCACCCAGGGCGTTCAGGACTGCTTTAGCCGGGACCCAGCTCTTACCCTCGATCAGCAGTCCCTCGTACGGCACATCGTTCAGCAGCACATCTACCGGATATGTTCCGGCCGGCGTAGATCTCACACCGTACTTAACTCCCAGGTACTCGCAAACTCCTTGTGCCATCGCCAATGCAAGCCGATTTTGAAACTCTTCATTAAAAAGTAATTCTTCCTCTGCCGGGTTGCTCAAGAATCCCGGCTCGATCAGGCACGCTGGCATAGTCGTGTTGCGGCATACAGAAAGGTTCTGATACTTGCACTTACGGTCGGTCAGTCCGGTTGTTGCCATCAGATACTTATGGATGATCGTCGCAAATGGTTTGTCGATATCTTTTGAATATAGCGTCTCTGATCCTTTTGAGAGGATGTCTCCAGAGTTGGCGTGTATGGACAGGAACACTGCTGCCCCAGCCTTATTTGCCACCTTGGCGCGGTCAACAAGCTCCACAAATACGTCTGTTGATCGCGTGAGGATCACTTGCAACTCAGGGTTCTTCTTCAGCAACTCATTGACCTTCAGGACCATTGCGAGATTAAAGTCCTTCTCAAGCTTCTTCGTTGCTCCTACGGCGCCTGAGTCTTTCTTGCCATGCCCGGCATCAAGTACGACTGTCTTCATCGGGTACCGCCTTTCCGGGGCGATTGCCCCCTGTGATAATGTCAATGATGTAGTTGAGTTCCTCTGACCCACTCTCGCAGATCGTTTCATACGCCCATACTGCTTCGTCGGCTGCCATTTTCGACCACCTAACAATTCGATTTGGTTTGTCGCCCATCTGCGCCAGTCCTCGTTTTCGTCGGCTAAGTAAGGGAAGTGTCCGGTCATGAACTTGCGGAACATCTTCATGCCGCTGCGCTTGCCGAATAAATAAAGGGAGTACCCTATAAGGGCCTCCCATCGGAAATCTTTTAAGTTACGAAGTACGAAGTAAATCAGATCGTAGATTGTGTCCGCTGCTCCCCACATCTATCGGCACCACCTCCGGGTCAAGTAACTCCGCCATCTCTGCCCCGTATAGGTGCGTGATCCAGTCCAGCGCCCAGTAGGTTAGTCCGTCCTGGAATTCGGTTTCGTCGTACTGGATGAGGTTCTTCATCATTTTTTGTCCTTTAGGCTTTGTGTAATGCGCTGCACCAACTCGTTCCGGCGCTTAATCAGCGGTTCGATCTTCAACTGCTTCTGCTTGGCTGATAACGGGCCGCGCTCGATAGCCTTGATTGATTTATTGATGTCGCTAACGGCATCAGATACATTATTGATCCGG